GGACAGGATCCTTGGCAGGTACTCCTGTACCGTGCCCAGAACATCCACATGTACTACACTGACCCAGACCTGAAGAAGTACATGGATGGCGAGCTCCGCATCCTGTGGCACGCGCTGCAGGGAGTACTGCCGATGATCACCAAGGCCAGCTTCACCGAGATCTGCCAGGTCAACCTGGAGAAGCTCGCTTCCCGAGCAGCACGTGGGGTCCTCAAGGGTGCAGGAGACAACCGATAATGCCTACCGCAGAACGCAGACTCAAGAGCTACTCCGTGGGAGTACGGGTCAAGGACGCAGTGGACGACACCTGGGAGAAGCAGGAGGATGGCCGGTGGAAGTACTGTGGTCCCGAGGAGGATCGCGTTGACACTCCCCACCTGACCTCCGCTGAGCTCCTGTTCGCCTGGGGACCCATCAGCAAGCCCATCCCTGCACCGTCGGGCTTCCCCCGGATGCTCCCTGATGGCAAGACGAAGCTGATGTACATCCCAGGCAAGACAGACAACACTCCTCCCACCGTTGCCGAGCTGGAGACCGCAACAGAGGTAACCGGGGTGACAGTGGTGGACAGTGACTACCAGTGGACGAGTGACAAGCCCGGTATCCAAGGGGACCTGGACAACATGACGGTAGAGCTCAACCCGGTGCCCTCTGCTATGGAGAACTACGCCAGGATCTACAACACCTCGCTGGAGGAAGCTGCTGAGGCCTTCGGTATGCTGGCCAAGATGCTGGGCGAGAGCTACAGCAGCCCTCAGGAGGAGCTCAAGTTCCGCCTCAACACGATGCTGCAGGGCGACGACCCCGGCCAGCCTGTGAACTGGAGGGGCATCTAGGTGGCTACCCTCCGGCAAGATTCACAGGTATCCTTGGGCGATTAGCATGGCAACTTCTGCTGGGGAGCAACAATGGTACGATCACACTGTAGTGATTGCGGACACCACCACACCGATGGCAAATGCACCGCATACCTCAACACAGAGACTGGAGGAATGCAAAAGTGCGTTTGCGTGCACATGCCGCACTAACCCGTATAATTGCCCACAGGGCACAGCGCTCGCACAAGCAATACTGACAAGACTGGGGAAATAGATGTTTGGATTGCCACCTGGCAACCCATTGCGTGAAGTGGTCGTGGAACTTACCCGCGACCACTTTCGTGATACTGGGGAAATGGCGGGCCTGGAGCCTCCTCTTCTAAGGCTCCTCGAGGTAGCCATCAAGGCGGATACCTCAGGGGCGAGCGGAGGCAGCGGGAGATCTAAGTCCAGCGCTCCTCTCGACGTCACAGCCTTCTCCCTGTGGGAGGAGATTCGTGAGGTAGTGAACCTCAACTGGCCGGGGCACGGCAACCTGGCCTACCAGAACACTCTGCTCATCGACCGGCTGACCTGGTGGACGAACACAGTGGCAGCTACGGAGAACGAGAAGCACCTGCTCGAGTACTGCGTGTACTGGCGCAAGCAGATCCGTGAACTGCTGGACCCGCCGAAGAAGATCGAGCTGCGAGGGACCAAGTGCCCCACGTGCAAGAACTCCTGGGTGCAGCAGCTCAGCAATGAGCTCGACACAACCTACGTCCCAGCCATGCTCGTACACATGAGCGAGGACCCCGTCCGGGCAGAGTGCCTGGCCTGCGGGGAGAATTGGATGGGATTCGACATGATCAAAGAAGCACACCAGGAGCCAGCAAATGTCTAAGCACCGTATCGGCGATCCAGGATTCGCCCTCAGCATCCAGGTAGATGGTCTCCCCCGCAACGTGGGACCCTTCGCCAGCCGGGAAGCTGCATTCGAGTGGGCACGTGAGCACTCCACCGGGGAGACGATGGGCAGCTACCATGCCTACCCGATCACACGGCCGGAAGACATCAAGAAGCAGAAGACCAACATCCTGCAGTTCCGGCCTCGTCCTCGTGCTTAGGGAACTGCGGGTCACCTACAGTGCCCTCCGTAACCAGCATGAAGCCTGGTGCCCTTTCTGCCATCGCAAGGTCTACACGCTCACGGACGAGAGGGTCTACCTGCTTATGCGTGAACGGAACCAGAGAGCGCACCACATCGTCCCCCGGCGAGTTGCGCACTTCTGCAGGAAGATCACGAATCGCCCTGTAATCCACAAGGGAAGGAAGCCGATTAGGTTTTATACTGGAGACAGGGTATAGTTCTACTCATCAGCACGACCACCACGACACAACGGAGAACACAATGAGTGATTACGTAGCAAATATCCCCCTCATGGTCGACGTCGTAGACGACGACATCGTCCAGACCCGGCTCATCGGTAACCCCGACCTCCCGGAGCCGGTCGTGACGGAGCTTATGCACTGGGTACTCCAGAAGCACCTGGGCCTCGTCCGCCAGGGAGCACTCAAGAAGATGGGCTGGGAAGACAGCCCCACCGGGCCAGCTTGGCACAACAGCAAGTTCTCCGAAGAACAGTGCTGGACCCTCGACTGGAACCGCAGCCACACGGACGAGGAAGCTCCGTACTAAGCTTGAGCCCGGGGAGGGTCTTGACACAGGCCCTCCCCCTCTCCCAGCAACAACCCGAACACATCGAAAGAAGGAACCAGCAATGTCTGTAGCACGCCTGTACACCGTCAAGAAGAGCCGCAAGGACCAGAAGCCCTGTGGCAAGTGCGGAGCTGAGCTCCCCGCTGGCACCCCATACCTGTACTACTATGTAGGCTTCCGCAGCAACTACAAGTACGTCCGCTGCACCAAGGCTGACTGCTACCCGATGCCCTCCGAGCGGGAGAGCAGCAAGATCGCCCCCATCCTGGCAGCCCAGGAGAACTTCGCCCGTAACATCGACAGCGCGGACAGCCCTGACGACATTGCTGCCCTGGTGCAGGAGGTTGGCACCGCCATCCGTGAGGTTGCCGACGAGTACCAGGAAGCTCTGGATGCCTGGGAGAATGGCAACTATGAGCTCGAGGAGAAGGCCAGCCACTACGAGTCTCAGGCCGACGAGCCGGAGAACTGGACCTGGGGCGAAGGCGACACCGACTACACCCTGTGCCTGGAGCATGACGGCCGTGAGGACGAGGTTGGCGAGGAGGCCATCCAGAACTGCGACGCTTGCCAGGAGAACCGCGAGCAGTGGCTGCAGGAATGCCGGGACGCAGCACAGGAGATCGTCGACAACATCGAGTTCGCATAATGGCAAAGACAATGAGCGAGCAGCTCCACGAGTTGGTTGAACTCCGCATGGAGATCCACCGGGCTTCCGCCAGGGTACAGGTTGCCATCCGCAAGGGACAGAAGATCGACCTGGAGGACCTGGTAGTTGTCCGTGGCAGTTCCGAAGCCTTCGCAACTCTGGCAGAGGAGTACATGGATGAGCACCACGACGACTGAGTCCCGTTGCACCGCAATCACGTATGCGGGGCAACCCCAGCATCTCTTGACCAGGTGCAGCCGGGAGGCAGGGCATACTGGCGACCACATCCCGAGTTTCACAGATGCTGACCGCAACACGTAATTTTGCCGAACGGCAAACTGTAGGGTAACGTAGTTGCTTGTGCGGGTGAGGTGTCTCCTCCACGGAGGAGGTCGGGGTCGATATGGCAACTAGTTTCTGGGACTCTGTTGCCGATAATATCGACCCCGACAGCTCCAACCAAAGCAAGTGGGAGACCCCCGGCCAGATGGCCAAGGCAACGAACCCCAACACGGTCCAGACCCCCGCACTTGACATTATCGACGCAGCGCTGGTTGAGGCATTCAACACTCCCGATGCTCGCCTGATTATCAGCATGGCCCCGCAGGAAGGTAAGTCCGTCCGAGTGGCGAACGACTTCCCGGTGTGGGCGCTGACCAAGAACCCCGAGCTCATGATCGTGACGGCCTCTTACGGACAATCCCTCGCGAACCGCAACGGTCGCGCAGTACGTAACCGCATACTCTCGAATCCTGAGCTCGGACTAACCATCGCACGTGACAACGGCAGTGTGTCAGAGTGGACACTTGCCGGTCACGAAGGCGGACTCTTCTCCGTAGGTATTGGTGCTGGTGTGACGGGTCGTCGAGCAGACATGCTCATCATTGACGACCCCATCAAGGACCGCAAGGAGGCAGACAGTGAACTCAAGCGAGACACAGTCTGGGACTGGTGGACTGACGCTGCTTCCGCCCGACTGGCACCAGGCGCTCCTGTGGTTATCATCCTTACTCGCTGGCATCAAGATGACCTTGCCGGAAGGCTGGTAGAGCGCGACCCCGATGCCGGCTGGCAGGTAATCAACATCCCAGCCCGAGCCGACCACCGTCCTGAGAAGGGCGAGACGGACATCCTCGGACGTGAACCGGGCGAGTACATGGTATCGGCCCGAGGTCGTACACAACGCCAGTGGGAGCTCCGCGAGGCAGCCGCTGGATCTAAGACCTGGGCCTCCCTGTATCAGGGTCGCCCGTCGCCGGATGCTGGTGGCGTCTTCCCTCCGGAAGAAGGTTGGGCACGGTACAGCCAGCCCATCCACGACACGACGTTCGACGACGAGGGCAAGCCCGTCTGCCGGGTCCCCGGTATGAACCGCGCCGACCACGAGCTCATCGCATCCTGGGACCTTACCTTCAAGGACACCGACGGCTCGGACTTTGTCGTGGGGCAGATCTGGCTCCGGGTCGGCAACACAGCCTACCTTCTGGACATGGTGCGCGAGCGCTACAACTTCACTGCGACCTGCAAGGCGCTCGTCGAGATGGCACGCAAGTGGCCGCAGGCGATCGCCAAGTTCGTGGAGGACAAGGCCAACGGTCCCGCAGTCATCAACGCTCTGCAGAAAACGATCATGGGCATCATCCCGATCGAACCTGAGGGCAGCAAGTACGCTCGAGCCTCCGCCATCTCCCCGCTGGTGGAGAGCGGCAACGTCGTACTGCCGACCAAGGGCATCCTCGAGAACGTGGACAAGTTGCTGGACGAAGCGAAGAACTTCCCCAACAGCTCCCACGACGACACGATCGATGCCATGTCCCAAGCAATCAACCGGCTGCTCCTGCTGCCCCTCGAAAACGAGGGCAACATGATCGAGCCAGACGATGTATACGAGCACCAAAACGAATTCGGCTGGTCTGTCAGCCCTTACTAAGGAGGCTGAAAGATGGGCAAGTTCCTACAGCTCATGGGCCTGCAAGAAGCGGCCGACGCAACCGAGGTCAGCGTCCTGCACCGGCAGGTCGATACCCTCAGGCACCAACTGCACGAGTCCTTCGCTCAGTTGGAGCTCGCCCGGGACAACGCAGGCTACCTGCTGATCGGTGAGAAGTACGCCCAGGAGTTCACCCGGGAAGGCCTCATCAGTGCGGCCGACATGGGTCGCATCATGGGCGTGGCCAACCCGCTGATCAAGCGAGGTCGCGAGGTCCGCCACGCATACATCCACGGCCAGGGTGTGACGATAGACGCCAAGAACTCCAAGGTGAACGACTTCATCCAGGCATTCATGGACGACGAGGGCAACCGGGAGACGTTCTTCGGAGCGCAGGCCAAGCAGATCTACGAAGGTACCCTGTACGACGAGGGCAACTTCTTCCCTGTGGCTTTTACTAACCCGCTCACGGGCCGAGTGAAGATCCGCACCATCCCCTTCCAAGAGATCACCGACGTCATCTCGAAGCCGGGGGACAAGTCCACCATCTGGTACTACAAGCGCACCTACACCGAGATGGTTGTCGGTGAAGACGGTGTCGTACGGGCAGTTCCTAAGTCGGTCCTGCACCCGCACCTGAAGTATCAACCGGCAACCCGGTTCAAGACGGTCCAGATCGCCAACGGCCAGGATCCTCTCGAGGTTCTGTGGGACGCACCCATTCGCCACGTGAAGGTGAACGCGGCTCATGAGTGGAAGTACGGCATCGGCGACTCCTATGCTGCCATACCTTGGGCGCTCAGCCACAAGGGCTTCCTGGAGGACTGGACGCTCCTGATGAAGGCGCTTGCCAAGATCGCCTACGTCACGTCCAGCAAGAACGCAGGGCAGGCGCAGGCTAAGCGTGCGTCGCTCAAGGGCCTGGAGAATGCTCCCGCAGGTAGCTCGGTCACCATGACCGACGACCAGAAGCTGGAGCCCCTCAGCAAGTCCGGTGCAACGCTCGACTCGGAGTCCAGCCGACCGCTCGCCACCATGGCAGCTTCGGCACTGGGCCTGCCGGTAACGATCCTGCTCGCCGACCCCGGCCAGACTGGAGCACGTGCCACGGCAGAGACCCTGGACCTCCCGACTCGTCTCACGATGCAGGCTCGCCAGCAACTCCATACTGAGGTGTACCAGGACCTGATCGGTTACGCAATCGAGCAGGCCGTCCTGGCACCCCGGGGAGAGCTGCGAGGCCTCGGCCGACCGTTCCGCGACGAAGACCGCCTCACGGTCCTCTTCAACGATCCGGACGAGACCAGCATCAACGTCACCTGGCCGGACCTGTCCGAGGTCAACATCAAGGAAATGATGGACTCCATCGTTGCCGCTGATGGGATGCCGGATGTACCGAAGCTGCCCCTGGTTCGTCTCGTTCTGCAGATCCTGAAGATCGAGAACATCGACGAACTCATCGACGGCATCACGGACTCCAGTGGGGAGCTTATCCCGAGCGAGACCAGTGCCGGAGACGTCGCCACCAAGGCGTTCCGCAATGGCGAGAACCCGGCTGCAGCCCTGAAGTAATGGATGCAGTCGAGTACCTCGTATTCGTAGACGGCATCTCACTGCAGAGGAGGACCCTTGGCAGTATCAATCGGGACCCTCTCCGCCGTGGAGGCTCTGCGCCGACAGCTTGACGTTATGACCGATGCCCAGACCCTCGCCCTTACAAGGGCTTGGGTCGAGGCATGGGACGTACTGCTCCCCGAGTTCGAGGCTGCGGCCACCGACCTCATGGCCTCTGCGGTCAAGGGGAAGGTCAGCCGAAGCGCGGTCGCTCGGAACGTTCGGCTGCGAGGCGCTCTGGAAGCTGCTCAGGCCTATCTGCAGACGCTTGCAGGGGAAACCCGGGACGTTGTTACCCGAGACATCCCCGAGGCTCTTAGAGCGGCTGTCGACGCTCACGCCCAGATCGTCGCCACGCAGCTTCCCCCGGGGAGCGTGGGGTCGACGATTACCTTCAGCCGCGTCGCCGACGAGGCCCTGGCTGCGATGGTACAGCGAACCACCGAGACCATCCACAGCCTGACCAAGCCTCTCCCTGCTGACGTAATACGCAGCATGAAGAAGCACCTGGTCCGAGGCATCGCAGTCGGAGACAATCCTACCGAGACCGCCCGACGCATGGTGAAAGATGCGGAAGGGCGATTCAACGGAGGTCTCACCCGAGCGCTCACGATCTCCCAAACGGAGACGCTGGACGCACACCGAGCAGCGACCAAGGCTTCCGAGAAGGCGAACGCCGACCTGCTTACAGAATGGGAATGGCATGCGAGCCTAAGCAGCCGCACCTGCCCCTCTTGTCTCTCTAAGCACGGTCGCCGCTTCCCCCTTTCGGAGGGTGGTCCTTACGACCACCAGAACGGTCGCTGCTGCAGGGTGAGCGTGACGAAGTCGTGGAAGGACCTCGGCTTCGACATTCCCGAGCCGAAGAGCGTGACTCCGAATGCCGAGGAATGGTTCAACAACCTGACTCCGGCCACGCAGCGGGAGATCATGGGACCTGAGAGGCTCAAGCTTCTGCAGGATGGAAGCATCTCCTGGTCGGACCTCTCCCGCAAGGTAGAGACCCCCGGCTGGAGAGACAGCTACCACCCAACCCCCGTACGAGATCTAAGGAGTATGTAATGCCGAAGCAGATTCGCGAGGCGCTCGAGAAGTCCGTGTCCAAGAAGGGCAAGCTCCTCGAGATTACCCTCATCACCCCCGGCTGGGGCAGCTCAGGCTACTACAGCCTGGACACGCTCGAGCAGGCAGCGAACGACCGAGCCTTCCCTCGTCGGACGCAGATGCACATCGACCACGAGAAGGATGGTGGAGTCGGCAGCGTCTCTACCCTGGCAGCGTACCTCAACGAGGACGCACGCTTCGAACCTGACTGGCTCGACCCTGAAACCGGGGTCAAGGGTCGACTCGTGGCGGAGGCTCGTGTCACTCCCAAGTGGCAAGAGGACCTCGCCTTCCTCGCCGAGGCGGTCGGAACGTCCATCGCGGCACCGGCTGAGATCAGCATCGGTGAGGCCGAAGGACGCCAGGGCAAGATCATCGAGAAGCTCCTCCCGGGGATCCTGAACCGTGTCGACTTCGTCACGGTCGCAGGCCGAGGAGGTCGCATCTCGGAGGTCCTCGAGTCCGCCAAGGTCGAGGAAGCTCGGAACGTCGGCATGTGGCTTGAAGCTCGCATGCACAGCATGTTCACGAGCATCAGCGATGAGATGTTCGGAGATGGCCGACTGACTCGCCCGGAGCGCATCACGCTCTCCGCAGCGCTCGGCGAGGCCCTGACCAGCTTCACGTCGACTGTAGAGGCCGAGGCCCCTCAGTTGTTCGAGCGAGACCTGTGGGACGATCCCACACCGGCAGCTACAGAGGCTGCCGACACAAACTCCCCACCGAACCCGGCTGGGGTAGCCGAAGGAAAGGAGCCCACTGTGGGCCAGATCCAGATTGAGGAGTCCGCACACGCGAAGCTCCTCGAAGACGCCAGCCGGGCAACCGTGCTGGAAGGCGAAAAGAGCACCGCTCTCGAAGCCCTCAAGAGCACCAACGACGAAAGCGCCGAGGCCCTCGTGACCTCCGCGTTCGAGTCCGCTGGTGTGACTGCCCCCAAGGCAGCCGCTCGTCTCATTGCCGGTTACCCGGTCAAGGAGAACGGTGCTCTCAACGTCGAGCAGTTCAAGACGGACATTGCAGAAGCAGTGGCCGAGTTCCAGGTCGCCAACGGGGCAGGCACTCCCCGTAACCTCGACGGCCACGCCGCCGAGTCGACCACGGTCGAAATGACCACCGAAGACGCCCACAAGGCCATCCTGGCCAACGTTGGCTACACCCCGAAGGGAGCCAAGTAACAATGGCTAAGAACATGAACCTCCCCGAGGCGCTCCACATCACCCTTCCGGTTCCTGCTGGCACCCTCTCCGGTGAAGCAGTTTCCGTAGGTGCATGGCGTGGAATCGCCCAGACCGACCGCGATGCCGATGGTGAAGCCACCGTCTGGATCAACGGCTCTGGCACGCTCACCGTAGCCGGTGCAGTAGCCACTGTCGGCCTGCCGGTCTACCTGACTGGCACCGGTGCGTCTCTCCGCAGCGCCACTCTCACCACAACTGCCGCCGGCAACACGCTGTTCGGCTACGCTCTGGGCACCAAGGCTGCGGCCGACGGTCCCCTCGAAATCGGCCTGCTCAACGGTCCGGCACAGGTCTAGGAGGACCAATAACCATGGAAACCATTCTCAACACTGAGGAACTCCTGGCCGCTGAGGCCTGGGAGAAGCGCAACACCCCGTCTGGGGCGATGCTGACCAAGGCTGTCGAAGCCTCCAAGCTCTTCAACGAAGGCCTGTCTGGACGTAACCCGTTCAAGAAGGCCATGCTGATGGAAGCAATGACCCGGGCAGACTTCAACATCTACCTGGGCAAGGCATTCGACGTGGAGATGCTGGCCAAGTACGCCGACATCCAGCCCGAGTGGCGCAACATCGCTCGTGAGACGACCGTGAAGGACTTCAAGCCGAAGACCTACAAGGATCTCTTCGGGGGCCGAGGCGCTCTTGACAAGGTCAAGGAAGGCGCGGAGTACAAGGAACGCAAGAAGTCCGAGGCTGAGTACAGCCTGCAGGCGGACAAGTTCGGTAACACGTTCAAGGTGACTTTCGAGCTCATCAAGAACGATGAAATCGGCGACCTTGCTTCCCTGCCGGACGACCTGGCCCAGGGTGCAGTCGAGACAGAAGACAAGGTGGCCTTCTCCTCCTTCGTCTCCGCGACCGGCCCGAACACTGCCTTCTGGAAGGCAGCCAACGGCAACGCCCCGACGGCACTCCCGTTCACCCGCGCCAACATCCAGGCTGCATACCTGGCGATGAGCAAGCGCAAGGACAACAACGGCAACCCCGTTCGTCTGTCTGCAGCTCGCCTGCTCATCGTGGTGCCGAACGCTCTCCTCTTCGAGGCCGAGCAGATCGTCAACGCTCCCACCATCCCGGACCCCGCAGGTGGCGCAGGCACGATCCCGAACCCGCTCGCCGGCAAGTTCCGCGTCGTCGTGTCTGATTACCTCACGGTCATCAACACCTCGGCCAAGGCGGACACGACCTGGTACATCCTGCCTGCACCGGAGACGGCTCGTCCGGCTCTCGTTGTAGCCAAGATGCGCGGCGAGGAGAACCCCGACATCCGCGTGAAGGCGGACCAGGGCAACCGTCTGGGCGGCGGCTCGATCGCTCCCGAGGAAGGCTCCTTCGGCGACGACACGATCACCTACCGTGGTCGTCACATCGTCGGCGCGGGTACCTTGGATCCCCTGCTCACCTACGTGAGCACTGGCTCCTAACAAACTGCTGTGGGACCTCTTGCTGGGGAGGTCCCACAGCTCACCCCGTCTAGGAGGACAGCATGGCCATTGACTACGCAAGCCCGGTAGGGGAGATCCGTCTCCTCATCGCCGATACGGACGAGAGCGAACAGCTCCTGACCGACCCGCAGCTCGAGGCCTTCCTCCGCATGACGGGGCAGAACGTCAACAGGGCTGCAGCTAAAGCACTGACGACGATCGCCATCAGCGAAACACTGCTGAGCAAGTACATCCGCACGCAGGACCTCACCGTGGACGGCCCCAAGGTCTCCGCCGAGCTGCGTGCGCTCGCTGCCTCACTTCTCGCCGAGGCCGATGCTGCAGATGCAGGCCCGAGCTTCTTCGAGGTCGTCCCTATGGGAGACGGCCGCACGGAAGCATCGGAGTACTACCTGTGACCCCACTGCCGAACACCCGGGTGATTCCCCGAGGATGGGCAGAACGTCACAGGCCCATCGTAGAGCGAACCATGAGCACTCCCGCCCAGCTCCTCCGTAGCAACGGGGAGGAAATGCCCTTCCCGTTGCCGGAGGACTGGAGCGGTGAGGACGTTGTCTGGACAGGCAATGTTCGCCTGCAGCAACGTAACCAGTCCGAGGCTCCCGTCTCCGGGCTGCAACCCCTTGAGGTCCGTAAGTACCTGGTCGTGGCTCCGATCGCCGTTCTCCGGGACCTCCAGGTAGGAGAGAGCGGTGATACGTTCCTCATTCAGGGGAAGCGTTACCTCGCTCGGGAAGCCCTGCAGGGATCGTACCTGTGGGAAGCAGACATCTTCTGCGACCTGAACCAGACGCAGAACCAGTAGGAGGTTGCCATGGGAACCGACGTAGGCCAGATCGACGCTCTGTACAAGAGCCTCGGCAACGCTCCTAAGGTCGTCGTCGAGGGAGCCAAGGTCGTCATCAAGAAGGTCGCCCTGGACATCGAGCGCAACGCCAAGGCGATCGTCCCGGTCGACACTGGCAACCTGAAGAGCTCCATCGGACACTCCGACCTCCGCCAGCTCTCCGCTGAGCACCTGCAGGTCGACATCGGCCCCACTGCCAACTATGGCATCTACGTGGAGCTGGGAACGAGCACGCAGGCTCCTCAAGCCTTCATGGGGCCGAGCCTGGACCGGTTCAGCCCGGTGTTCGAGCAGGCCATGCAGCAGCTAGGAGAGAGGGCACTCGGTGGCTGATCTCACGCTCATGGTAAACAAGCTGAAGGAGCGGATGCTCACCGTAAACGGCATCACTGTCCACGACGGTTTCGTTCCTACAGAGCTCCCCGAGAAGGACGGCAAGATCCTCCCCTACGTGGTGCTCTGGGCAGGCCTCCCCGACTTCGGAGACGAGGTCACGGCCGACGGTCAGCAGGTCACCGACTCCACCATCTTCGACTTCCAGGCCACAGCGGTCGCGAGCAACCCGGCTGCATGCCGAGCTACTGCTCACGCTCTCAGCCTGGCCCTGGTCAACCTCAAGCTCGGGACTGGACGAGTCCGCCCGAACCCCGACTCGTTCAGGCGAGACGTGCCTCTCCTGGACAAGACAGTAACACCTGCCCGACTGATGTTGCCGACCTTCTGGCGGCTCCACACCAACTAGGAGAATCATGTCTGACTCTGACGAATTTGTCACAGCCGTGGGACCGAATGGCGAGAAGCGCCGAGTCCCGAAGCACTACCTGGACAACCCTGCTTTTGGGTTCAAGCTGCCGCCGTCCGCGCGTGCTGCTCGGACCGACGAGGAGGGTGAGGCGGTCACGCCGATCAGCGGGGCAGAAGTCCCGACTGAAACCACCACGGAGGTTGAAGTAACCTCCGCCGAACCGACGAAGGAGGGCACCCGTGAAGGTCGCCGCTGACGGTAAGAAGAAGTTCACACTCCTGCTCTCGAAGCCTGCGGCTGCCAATGGCATCCCCACGGCAGCAGAGCTCAACGCTGGCAAGGACATTTCGTGCGCGGTGCTCGACTCCGACGCGAACTGGACCAACACCGCATCGGATCGCTTCAACGAGAAGCCTTCCTGCATCAAGGGCAACTCCCAGGCTCTGGGCGCTGCTAACTACGACACCGCACTCACGTTCCTGCGTGAGTACCTTGGTGGCGGAGGCCCCGACACGGCGGCTCTGGACTCGGGCTACCAGGCAGTCAAGACTCGTGGAACCACGGTCTGGATCTACCTGCGCGAGACCGACAAGGACTCCACCGCCAACTGGGCCATCGGCGACGAGATCCACCTGGGTGGCGAGGTACAGTCCGACGCTCCGATGCGACCGAACAACGACGGTAACATCAAGCGCCGCATCGAGTTCCTTCCGCAGAACATGATCAGCGAGAAGCTGGTCGCAGCCTAAGAGGAGGCCAGCATGGCAATTCCGACACAGTCGGTTCCGGTCCTGACCGGTACACCGCCGACCTTTGGCGCTGTCGCAGCGTCGGAGACGGTGGAAGTCAACACCCTCCTCATCGTGAAGAACGCTTCCGCAGCCAGCATCAACGTGACGCTGGTGACCCCGGGAACGCTCGGCACTGGGGATGCCTACCCGGACAAGGTGATCGCAGTACCTGCAGCGCAGGAACGCTGGATCCCCGTCCTGCCCGACTACCAGGCCCCCGGTGGCCTGGCAACGGTGAACTTCAGCGCGACCGCCACGGTCACCGCTGCAGCCATCAACCGGGTGTAACAACCACCCCGGTGCGCGTGATTCGGCTCCGCGCACCGGGGTTCACCACCTTAGAGCCGACACCCTAGAAATGGAGCCGAAACCCATGTCTGCACCCAAAGAAATCAACCTCATGTGGCAGGACGAGCCTAACGAGGACATCAATGCCTGGCTGGCGTCGAACAACATCGACCCCCAACTGGTCCCTGCTGCTCAGGTCGCCACTGTGACCGATGCCGTCATCTCCATCATCGTGTTTGCCGAGGATGAAGACGGCCACAAGATCCCCTCCCCCGACGGAGCTAGCTGGATGAAGATCGCGCACGACTTCGACCTGCTTGTCCGCCCCGAAGCTTTCGGACTCTAAGGAGCCTATCATGACTGAAACCCCGAACAACGAAGCAACCTTCAGCGTCGACGACTGGCTGGCAGACGCCAACCTGCCGGAGGAATCGACCGTCGTGTACAAGCGTGCCGACGTCATCTCCGAGCTGACCCGGCTCAAGCACGAGATTGAGATCGAGCAGGAGGCCGACGGCGAGCGCTCTGCCGCCGATGCCTCCCCGACGAAGGAGCTGGAACGCAAGTACCAGCACCTGATCAACGTCTTCGGTGACAGCGCACTCACAGTCTACGTTCGTGCCCTGACCCCCGACGAGAAGGGGGACATCCGCAAGGCCTCCGATGAGGCGGCGGAGAAGGGATCCTGGGACAACGTCAAGGCGAACCGGGACCATGCAGCCCGACTCCTCTCCAAGGCTGTCGTAGGGGTCAAGGAACCCCGGGACGAGGCTCGTAAGGATGTCTTCTGGGCTCCGGCCACCATCATCAAGATGGAGGACAAGCTCGGCTCCGTCCAGATGAGCCACATCATGCATGCCTACCAGACAGCGCAGAACGCGATGCCGTCTGTGGACGCTGATTTTTTGCACACGCGCTCTGGTTCCGGAGCCACCCACGACTGATCAACGTCCTGCGTACAGCCCGGGCACACGGTAAACCGCCGAGTGCCTGGCTGTATGGGAACCGTACCGGGGAGTGGACAGAGCGGGATTACCTGCTGACCCTGGTCCTCTCCACGTACGAAGCAGGCCTCTGTAAGTGCGGGCAGCCGATGGTTCTGGCACACCACGTGGACAACGATGGCTGGTACGAGACCAAGAAATCTCAGTGCCACAGTTGCGCTGCTATGGAGCGTGCTACCACCGGCACGGATAACGACCCGTACGTTCCGGAACCGGGCGAGAAGATGTACACGCAGTTCACCCGCGACCTG